AAGTTCCAGTAAGATCAACACACTCTTCACTCAATTCTTTATGTCAATCAGCAGGTGCTATTGTATGTAAGAAGTGGGTGGTTGAGTTCCATAGGTTGATGAAGGAAAGAGGATACATAGAGGACAAGGACTACCAACAAGTTGCTTTCATTCATGATGAGATACAAGTACTTGTTCGTGAAGGACTTGAAGATACAGTAGGAAAGATTGCGGTAGAGGCAATCACTAACTCAGGTAACCTTCTTAACTTGAGGGTACCACTAACAGGTGAGTATACATTCGGTTCTAATTGGGCTGAGACTCACTGATACTAAAGGGGATAAATGAAATTACTAATTGATGGAGACATACTAGTTTATAAAAACTGTTGTGTATGTGAGAAGGAAGTGGATTGGGGTGACGACATATGGACTTTACATTGTGACTTCAAAGTTGTTATAGGTCTCATTGATTCAGAGGTTAATAAACTTAAGGAGAAGTCTGGTGCAGATGATGTAGTAATGTTTCTCAGTTCACATGATAACTTCAGAAAGAAACTTAATTCATCCTATAAAGCTAAGAGAGTAGGTACAAGAAAACCTGTGTGCTACAAACCAGCACGTAAGTATTTAAGAAATGCATACGTTACGTTACAGTCTAAGTGGTTAGAGGCAGACGACTACTTAGGTATTGAATGTACTAAAGATCCAGAGTACACCTGTATAGTATCAGCAGACAAAGACCTACTCACTATTCCCGGTTACCATTGGGACTTTGAAACTCAATCTATCTTCAAGTTATCAGAGGAGAGTGCAGAGAAGAACTTCTATAGACAGGCACTATCAGGTGACCAAGTAGATGGGTACCCCGGATGCCTTGGTGTTGGTGCTGTTACCGCAAACAAAATACTTGAAGAGGCAGACAAGAACGAGGATAGTCGTTGGGGTGCAGTACTAAAGACCTACAAAGAGAAAGGTTTCGATGAGGAGTTTGCCATACTCCAAACACGAATGGCATACATACTACAGAAGGATCAGTTCAATGGGATAGATAAGTACCCTTCACTTTGGGAACCACCAGTAGAGGATACAGCATGAGTAACTACGACCTAGATGAGATAGAAAGAAAGAGATCTCAGAAACAGAAGACCCAATGGAAAGAGTATGTTGACGAGAGTTTAGAACATCCACTTAATAAATCTTCTAAACCATGTCAACAATGGGACGCACAATCACAATCGTATGTGAGTATTGGTGACGATCAAGATAACATACGATGGTTACATGAGAATGAGGAAGTAACTAATCCTAAACATTACGTAGGGTTAGGAATCACACCACTTGAATACATAACTGCTAACGAGTTAGACTTCCTAGAGGGAAACATAATTAAGTATGTTACTCGTTATCCACATAAGGGTGGAGTGAATGACTTACTAAAGGCTAGAACATATTTAGAAAAACTTATTGAACGAGAGGTAGAAAAAGAATGAGCACTACATTACCAACACAGTACCAACAGTACATCCACCTCTCAAGATACTCACGTTGGGACTATGATAAGAAGAGAAGAGAGACATGGGAAGAAACAGTAGACAGGTACTTCAAGTTCTTTAGAGGACACCTCAAAGAGAACTGTGGTTACACAGTAGACAAGAAGGTAGAGAGTATACTAAGGAGTGCAGTCTATTCCCTGCAAATTATGCCGTCAATGAGGTGCTTAATGACCGCAGGTGAGGCATTAGATAAAGAGAATGTAGCAGGTTACAACTGTGCTTACTTACCCATTGACTCTCCAAGATCATTTGATGAGGTACTATATATACTCATGAATGGTACTGGTGTTGGGTTCTCAGTTGAGTACAAGTACACTAGTCTACTTCCGTTTGTACCTGAGACACTACATGAGACTGACACAGTTATAGTTGTTAGAGATTCTAAGTTGGGATGGGCTAAAGCATTCCGAGAACTAATCTCTCTACTCTACTCTGGTTTGATACCTAAGTGGGACATGAGTGGAGTTAGGGAAGCTGGCTCACCTCTGAAAACTTTTGGTGGTAGAGCTAGTGGCCCTGAACCTTTGGAAGATCTATTTAGATTTGCGGTACGTACATTTAAAGATGCAACATCAACTAAGCTAACCCCATTACAATGTCATGACTTAGTATGTAAGACAGCAGAGGTGGTAGTGGTAGGTGGTGTACGAAGGAGTGCTCTGTTATCCTTAAGTGATGTAGGTGATGAACAGATGCGTACCTGTAAATCAGGAGAGTGGTGGGGTAGACAATCCCAACGTGCACTAGCAAACAACTCAGCTAATTACCACACTAACCCAGATGTAGGTACCTTCCTTAAGGAATGGCAAGCCTTGTATAACTCTAAGTCTGGTGAGCGTGGTATATTCAGTAGTGCTAATGCTAAGAAGCATGTTAATACCTTGAATGTAGATATTAATAACCCACTCAAAGGAGACAGGAGAGAAGAGAGAGATGACTTTGGAACTAACCCATGTTCAGAGATAATCCTGAGACCACGAGAGTTCTGTAACCTGACTGAAGCAGTAGTAAGGAGTGATGACACTCCAGCTTCACTATCAAGGAAGGTGGAATTAGCAACAATACTAGGTACATGGCAGTCCACACTCACTAGCTTTAGATACTTAACTAGCAAGTGGAAAACAAATTGTGAAGAGGAGAGACTACTTGGTGTCTCACTCACAGGTATAATGGATTGTCCACTTACTAACGGATCAAGTGGGGAGAACCTACCTAACCTACTCACTAAGCTAAGAGAAAAAGCAATAAAGACTAACGAAGAACTAGCTGGTGAACTTGGTGTAAGTAAGTCTGCTAGTATAACTTGCGTTAAACCTTCTGGAACAGTTAGTCAACTCGTTGACTCTGCCTCTGGAATCCACACACGGCACAGTCCTTACTACATTAGGACAGTTAGAACTGATGTAAAAGATCCCTTGTGCACACTACTGATTGATAGTGGGGTACCTTATGAACCTGACATAACTAATCCCAGTAATGTCATGGTCTTTTCTTTCCCCATGAGATCCCCTAAGTATTCTCTAACAAGAAAAGATCTCTCCGCTATCGCTCAGCTAGAGCTTCATGGTATTTATTCTAAGTTCTGGGCCGAACATAAAGTTAGTCAGACTATCTCTGTTAAGGAAGAGGAGTGGCTTAGTGTTGGCTCCTATGTCTATGATAACTTTGATGACATATCAGGTGTTTCCTTTTTACCTTACTCTGATTACATTTATAAACAAGCACCATACACAGAGTGTACTAAGAAAGAATTCGACACACTAAGCAAGAGTCTACCTACTATTGATTGGGAGAATCTTCTTAAATATGAGACACTTGACAGTACCTCTGGTTCACAGGAGTTAGCTTGTGTTGCAGGTGCTTGTGAACTATAATACAAAAGTGGACATTTATGGACTATAACAACTTGGTATCAAAAGAGTTATTACAATATTTAGAAGAGATGTTTCCTGATAGACTACCACCTAGAGGGTGTGATATGACAGAGGTTTCATTCCTTCAAGGACAACAGGCTGTAGTCGTAAGACTTACACAATTATATGAGGAGGATAATGGGTGGACTACTGGGAGGTAAATCAGCGGCTCCAAGAATTAATATGCCCCCGCCACCACCACCTCCTGCACAGATGGACACTCCAGATATAGCAGAAGCAGAGATGGAAATGTTGGATGCTCCTAAGTCTGAGGTATCAAAGGCTAAGTACCAGAAGAAAAAGAAGGGAAAGGCTAAAGGAAAGTCCCATTCAAATTATAAGGGTGGAGGATTAGGAGGATAACTTTAACACACACATACACACACTATGGGAACACTTACACACTTACACATAAGACCAATAGAATCAGAAGAAGAAAGACTACAAGTTTATAAGGAAGCAGAGAAGGATGGTAACAGACACCCACTCATGCCTACCCATGTGGTCAAGAAGTACAATGATATTGTTGGTGCATTCTGTTTATTTAGTCCAACAGTTTACTGGTGGATGCATACTAAAAAAGTAAGAGGAAGAGATTCGTATTCAGTATTTCAAGCAATGGATGCCCTTCTAGCTAATGAAGGTGTACATGAATTTGTCTTACCATGTGAACCTGAGTCTCCTTATTTCTCTTTACTATCTAAAAAACTAAGTCACCATTCCGGTACAGAAGGTGGGGATTGGAGACTATTCTTAAATGAAATTTAAATATGGGTGGATCAACTAAAGATGCATTAGACAATGTACAGAAGCAGAAGTATGCTATGGATGATAATGCAAGAAACTACAAAAGAGATAAGATAGATGAGCAAACTAGAGCAGGTCAACATACTGCTGGTCAAAACACTGGTCATCTTATGGGTGAATTTGAAGCTGGAGTAGCAGAAGTTGGAGATTTTGCAGAGAGGAACACCCGATCTTTGATGCCTCAAGGTGATGGTGATGGTGCTCAAGGTTCTGATTCAGCCGAAGCAAACTACTCATCTAGTGGACAGACACAGACAAGTTCTGGTAAGGGAAAGAAAGCAAACCTTAAACAGAAAGATAAAAAGAGTGTTAAAGGTGCTTCAAAACAATTAACTAAGAAAAATAAGTAGGAAGAAAAAACTAACGGACTGAGGGGACTAGTGTTAAAATTATTACCACCAAAAAAGGTAGAAGAAAACTGGGAAACATATAAGGAACATCTTATAACAGCTTTTGAAGCTACTGAAGGTGGGAGTATCCTTACAGAAGGTGGTTCAGAAGAGTATTTAAAAGGTATCTATGATAGATTGATGAATCCTTTTACTCAAAGTATGCACCTTTGGGTTGAAGGAGAAGAAGACTATGTTGTACTAACACATTTACAGGTGTGTGAGTTTACAGAAAGACAAACTCTAGTTATTTTCTCTTCAACCCGTACTAAAGATGTAGATAAAGAAACTCTATCACAACGTTATTTTGAAGCCTACAAATCTATTTCAAAGTTTGCACAAGATAATAATTGTGTAGGGATGTATTGTTATAGTGATTTAGATTACTTTGCAGAGCTGGCAAAGACAACAAAAGAATGGACTAATGTTATTACTCGTTACCAATTCTATTTTCCCCTAGAATAAAATGAAAATATATACAGAGATAAATTATGAGTGGCTAGATGGTCAATTAGTAGAAACAGATTCTAAGTCCTTTGACTACGAAGGAGAGCTTTCTCTCTGTGCAGCCGGTGGTGGAGGAGGTGGAACAGCCTCCAAAATTGTGAAGAAAGTTGTAAAGAAGGTTGACACAGTAAAAAAGAAAGTTGTAAAGAAGGTTGACACAGTAAAACCTAAAATTAAAGTACCTGTTGTCAAGCCACCAGTTATTGTACCTAAAATAAAAGTACCTGTTGTCAAGATAAAAGTACCTGTTGTCAAGCCACCAGTTATCAAGCCACCAGTTATTAAGACACCTATTATCAAGCCACCTGTTGTCAAGATAAAAATACCAGAAATAAAAGTACCAACTAAAATACCCACAAGTACTGAGTTTAAAGACAAGATGATGACAGCTACTACTGGTGCTAAAGATAAGCTGATGACAGCTACTACTGGTGCTAAAGACAAGCTGATGACAACCACTACTGGTGCTAAAGACAAGCTGATGACAACCACTACTGGTGCTAAAGATAAGCTGATGACAACCACTACTGGTGCTAAAGATAAGCTGATGACAACCACTAGTGCTGCTAAAGATAAGCTGATGACGACTACTACTAATCTTAAAAAAGATTTAATGACATCCAGTACTCTCATTAAGAAAACTCTACCTAAAATACCACAGATTAAAATTGGTGGTACTGCGGGAGACTTATTAAAGAAAGGTAAGGAGGGTCTAGGTGATGCGGCAAGTCAAGGTAAGAAGAATCTTTCTACTGCAACCTCCACAGCTAAAAATAACTTAGCAGGAATGACAACTGCGGGTAAAACTGGTCTCCACAAAGCAACAACTGCTGGTAGAACAGGTCTCCATACAGCCGCTACTGCCGGTAAAGATGTTTGGACAGGTATTATGGATGCTGCAAAAACGAATTGGACAAGTATTATGGATGCAGGTCAGGCGTGGAAGGGTGAAAGGCCATCAAAGGACGATCCGGGGTCTACTGCTACTGTAGGTTCAAGTGGAAAGCAAGTGCACTCTACTATGGGGCAAGGTGGACAAGGCGGTATGAAATCTGCAACAATGTCTTCGATTAAAAAGAAGGCAGCAGGTGCAGGAGGTAAAAGAAGGTTGAGAAAAATTAGTAGATCAGGTGCTAGTGTATGAATAACACTCAAGATACTAATGAGGGAGGCCAGCTTAAAAGTCTGTACGAGCAGGGGTTTTCTCACAGAGAATCCTATCTTAATAGGGCTAGAGAGTGTGCTAAACTAACGATACCTACCCTACTAAGAGATCAGGGATCAAACTGGGCCACCACTTTTCAAACCCCATTCCAAAGTATAGGAGCAAGAGGTGTCAACCACTTAGCAAGTAAACTTTTGTTGACTCTTCTTCCACCTAACTCACCATTCTTTAGACTAACAATAGATGACTTTGATATAGAAGAACTAGTCGGCTCAGAACAAAGGGGCGCAGTTGAAGAAGGGTTTGCAAAGATTGAACGCTCGGCAATGAATGAGATTGAAACGGAAGCCTTCCGTGTTCCAGTATTTGAAGCCTTAAAACACCTTATCACAACTGGTAATTGTTTATTGTATCTCCCAGAGGAGGGTGGTATGCGAGTGTTCCATTTAGATAGGTACATTTGTAAACGTGATCCAATGGGTAACCTCCTTTACGTAATAACTAAAGAATCATTAGACGCAAAAACTGTACCAGAAAATGCAAGAGTAGCTCTAGGGCTTCCTTCACCACAGGAACTTTCCCCTGAGTCTCCTGATAAGCCCTACGAGCTATTTACTTATGTCTGTAACAAAGGTAAGTACTGGCACATACATCAAGAAATAGGAACTACTACTATCCCTGATTCCTATGGCAAATTTCCTATGGATAAGAATCCTTTCATTGCTCTCCGCTTCAGTAGAGTTGATGGGGAGTCTTATGGTAGAGGATTAGTAGAAGAATACTTAGGTGATCTCAAGTCACTTGAAGCTCTTACACAAGCCATAGTAGAGGGATCAGCAGCAGCAGCTAAAGTTTTATTTCTAGTAAGACCTAATGGTACCACTAGAATAAAGACAGTAGCGGATGCACCAAGCGGTGCAATAGTACAAGGTGATGCACAGGATGTATCAACCTTACAAGTGCAGAAGTTTAATGACTTCAGAGTTGCACAAGAAACAGCACAGAAAATACAAGATAGGTTAGCTGCGGCTTTCCTTCTTAATTCCTCTGTTCAAAGGAATGCAGAAAGAGTAACAGCAGAAGAAATACGTTTCATGGCACAAGAACTAGAGAGTACTCTAGGCGGTGTCTACTCTGTTCTTTCTCAAGAGTTCCAATTACCACTCATTAATATTCTCCTTGCCAGAATGGTTAAGCAGAAGAAGATGCCTAAGTTTCCAAAGGAAGCAGTCAAACCACAGATTGTTACTGGCATGGAAGCACTAGGTCGTGGTCAAGACTTAAACAAACTATCTCAATTCCTAGAGTACCTAGCTCCACTTGGGCCAGAAGTATTGGCACAGAAACTAAACATTGATGATTACATGGATAGACTAGGAGCATCTCTTGGTATTGACACAGGTGGTTTAATTAAGACTGATGAACAGATTCAACAGGAACAAGCAGAAGCCCAACAAGCACAGCAAGAACAGATGGAGAAAGCACAGCAAGCACAAACGCAAGCTGATGTTATTAAAGGAGCAACGCCAAATATGGTCAAGGGTATGAATGACCAGATGGCTAACAATCCTGAGATGGCTCAACAGATGCAGGAAGCTATGGCACAACAGATGGGTAATGCATAATTAACACACAGTAAGAAGGAGACACAATGACAGAAGAAGTTCAAACATATGAAGGAGAAGGAACAAATCAAGTAGGCTCATCAGAGCATGTGCATAACATGTTTGCTAAGATGGAAGAACCATTACAACCTAGTGACCAAACAGAAGAACTGTATGTCAGAGATGATGACAGACCTGAGTGGCTCCCTGAAAAGTTTAACTCTCCTCAAGATTTAGCTCAAGCATACCAGCAGTTAGAACAACAATTCCATAATACAGATGAGAACAGACAACTAACTGAAGATGAAGCAATAGTACAAGAGCAAGCATCAGAAATAATGGAGACTACTCCATCTCAAGTACACAAACTACTTGATGATAGAGGATTAGACTTTAGTGTATTTCAAGATGAGTATAATGAGACAGGTACTCTATCTCAAGAAGCGATAAAGGCTCTTGATGAACAAGGTATATCTGAAGAAATGGTTGCCACTTGGCTTCAAGGTCAAGAGGCAGTAGCTGAACAAGCTGTTGAACACCTGTATAATGAGGTGGGTGGAGAGCAGAACTATAATTTAATGATGGAGTGGGCATCAGATAACCTACAACCTTGGGAAGTTGAAGCCTATAATAAACAAATTGAAAACCTAGATGCGAATACTAACTTTGCTTTACTAGGTATGCAAGCCCGCTATCAAAATGCGGTGGGTATGCCTCCAAATTTAATGTCTGGTGATGTGGGTAGCGATGTAGCTCCCCGCTTTGAATCACTAGCAGAACTTACTTCGGCAATGAGCGATCCGAAGTACGAGAAAGACCCGGCCTATCGTGCACGTGTTGCACAGAAGCTGCGTTTTTCAAGTGTGCTCTAACAAAGAAACAAAGGACAAAACCAAAAAGTAAGACCTAGCCCTATGCGTAGGATAACTTTGTACCGAACTTTGTGAGACCAAGATTTCTGAGTTATTAATCAATAACCCTTAATCTAAGGAAAAACAATATGGCACAAGACTACACCGCAATTCATAGGACGGGTGTGGATAATGCAACGACTGGATCTACTGGTCAAGGTCGTGCATTATTCCTCAAGCTGTATGCAGGAGAAGTGCTTACAGCGTTCCAATCTAAGAATATCATGATGCCTTTGCATCGTGTGCGAACAATATCAAAAGGCAAGTCAGCCCAGTTTCCGATGACAGGTAAGTATCGTGATGCTTCTTACCATACACCGGGAAAGGAAATCGTACCAACTGCTGCCAAGCAGGGTGAGAGAATCGTTTCGATTGATGACCTGTTAGTTAATGCTCAGTTCATTCCGAACATTGACGAAGCAATGTCTCATTATGACATACGTTCCATCTACACTCAAGAGGCAGGATTTGGTCTCGGTAAAGTTGCTGACCAAAATATCTTGAGACTCGCAATTAAAGGTGCTCTGTGTGAGACTGCGGCTATGGCTGCTCTTACCCCAGGTGCTCCAATGATTCAAGAGTACTCATCATTTGCAGATGAAGACTTCACCCAGAACGTTGTCATTGGGGCAACTGCTGGAACAAGTACAGATATTGCTAAATCCAGAGAGCCTCAGTCTATTGCACAGGCAATCATGGATGCAAAGCGTATCTTAATGAATGCAGATGTACCCGGAGAACCTTTCGTTGTTTTAAATAACGACACATATTTCGATATGTTCAAGGTCTCAGGATCAAATCCACTTAATGACCTAGTTATCTTTAACCGGGATATAGGTGGAACTGGTAGTCCAATGACAGGTGCAGTCCCTCAAATCTTAGGGATGCCTGTGTATGTGACTAACCACTTGGGTTCGTTTAGTGTTGGAACAACTACTTGGAATTCGTCCTTATGGACTATTGCAAGTAACGTAGGTCAACATAAGACAACACCAAATCCAAGTTGGGGTTCAGATCAGCCTTTACTTGCTGAATCTTATCGTACTACACAGTATGACACAGGTAGTACTAACCATGCATCGTGGACTTCAGAAGTTGACAATGTTGGTGCCAATGCCACAGCAAGAGGTACATCCATAATTTCTGCTGTTGCACAACGTGTCATTGGATTAGTGATGACTGTAGATGCAGTTGCTACTGTAAAATTAATGGATCTTTCAGTTGAATCGGAATACCAAATCAACAGACAAGGTACGTTAATGGTGTCTAAGTATGCAATGGGTCACAACGTGTTGCGACCAGCGTGTGCTGTTGCTTTGATTCAAGGACTATAGAATCAAGGTAATTCTTTTTGGGAGTATCCTTTAACTAGGGTGCTCCCTTTTTTTTACTACATTATAAAGGTAACATGAGTCTAAATAAAATGACTGAGTTAGAGGCAGTCAATACCATGTTGGTAACGATTGGAGAACAGCCAGTTTCTAGTTTAGATAACTTAGCAGGACTACAAGATGCCAGTATTGCAAGACAGATTCTCTCTAACATATCACGAGCAGTACAATCTAAAGGATGGGTATTCAATTTAGATCTTCAAGTTACATACACACCAGATTCAACTGGACAAATTATACTGGGTTCAAATGTTATACGAATAGACACAACCTCTAAAGTCAGAAGTACAACAAAAGATATAGTTGAACGAGGAGGTAAACTATATGACAGAGAAAATAACACAAGTATATTTTCAGATCCTGTGAAGGTAGATAGAGTAATAGTTTTAACCTTTGATGACTTACCAGAGGCAGCACGTAGATACATAGCAACTAGAGCAGCACGTGTGTTTCATGATAGAGTAGTGGGATCAGGTGAGTTACATAGGTTCTTTCAGGAGGATGAAGCACAAGCATGGACTGAGTTATTAGAGTATGAGGGAGAGGTAGGAGACTACACAATCTTTGATGACTACGATGTGTACAGAATAATAGAAAGAGACACAGGTAAGGCAAGACAAACCACAACACCAACAACATAAGATGGCACTAATTTCAGGAACAATTCCTAGTTTAATAAATGGAATCTCACAACAACCTGCAACACTCAGGTTACCAACACAAGGTGAGATACAAGAGAATGGATTGTCTCACATTGCAAGAGGACTAGAGAAGAGACCATGTACTGAACACATAGCTGTTACTGGTGCAACATCAAACAACAGTAATGATGTATTTATACACACCATCAGGAGAAGTGAAGATGAAGCATATGCCTTAATTGTTAAAGGAACTGACAAAACTCCAGAGCCTTCAATTAAGATGATTGATCTCACAGGTTATGCAACTGGTACTGCTGGTAATGAGGTGTACATAAGGAATGACGAAAAGACATCTGATACTTTCACAGTTAATACTACTGAGAATTGGATTACTACAACTTCACCTAATGATTTACTTGTTGGCGACTTAGTAACCTTTTCTTCAGCAGGTACCATACCCTCTGGTCTAGGTACAAATGAGACCTTTTATGTAAAAGAACTTATAAGCACTACTACCTTTGAAATTGTTGTGGGAACTATGGCGGGTAGTATAGCAAATATAACAACCACAGGTTCAGGTGTACATACTGTTTCCTTTGTTAATATAACCCAATCTAATGTACTTAGCTCTACTTCTAATACAGATGTTAGAAACTACTTAGGTAACTTCACTTCCACTAATGCATTTGAACCTAGTAAGTTATCTGCCACCACTATTGCTGACTTTACATTTCTTTTAAATAAGTCAGTTTATGTGGAACAAGCGGCTACTGATGCAGATGACAGAGACTATGAAGCATTAATATACTTTAAGATAGGAGACTTTGGTGCAGACTATAAAGTAGAGGTTAAAACATGGCCTGTTGATACTGATACTGGGGAACCTGATATGGATGGTAACCCATTAAAAACACAATCAGCAACCTACAAGACTCCTGACAACAAGACTAAGAGTAGATCTGGTAGTGGTACCACAGGAAATACTGAGTCAATAAATAATCAAGCGGCTGTTATAGTTAAAAATATAGCATATAACTTATATCATGGAAGTGTTGGTGTTAAAACTGATATAGTTGAGATAAAGCAAGCAGTAACAAAAGGTAGTGGTATCGCTACACAAGTAGTACCAGTTGGTGAAGCGTATATACACGAGGTAGGTGTAAGTGAAGGGAGTGGAACAACAGCAACTCAAGTAGTATACACAGGTACAACAGGAGTTATTGATGATGGTGAATATGTAACTGGTAGTGTAACTACCGGATTAAAGACATTAGTCGCTTATTCTGGCGACACCTTCACTACCACATATGTTGAAGGTGAAAGTATTATGCACATTAGTAACAATAAGTATCCTATTACAGTAGAAGTTACCGATGGTAAGGGTGATTCATACATGAGAGCAATTAATGGTAGTGATGAGGTAGCACAGTTTGGATACCTACCCGGTTCTGGACTGCCATCTCCCCAAGCTGACAACTTTGTTGCAAAAATATCTGGAGATAAGTCAACTGGACAAGATGACTACTTCGTTAAATGGGAGGGTAATGTATGGAAAGAAACAATTAAACCTGTGTACCCCGGTGGATCAACTACTCATGCCCATGAAACAGTTAAGAAGAATGCAAGGACTAGTTTTAATGCTGCAACAATGCCTGTTAATCTCTATAAGGCTTTTGGTACAGTAGATGGAACAGCTAATTCAATATACTACGTTCTTTCCACAGTAGATTGGGCATCACGTACTGTAGGAGACCTTGGCACAAACCCCTTTCCTTCATTTGCAAACTATGAATTAGGAGGGGACGCTTCTACTGCACCTGTGGATGCAACTGATTCGACCTACACCATCAATGACATATTCTTTCACAGGAATCGTTTAGGATTTGTGTCGGATGAGAACGTGATACTGTCTGAAGCAGGAGAGTACTTTAATTTCTGGCATAAGACTGTGTTGTCTGTTCTGGATACAGCAGTAATTGATGTGGCAGTTAGTAATAACCAAGTAGCCATACTAAAATCTGCTATCCCCTTTCAGGAGAACCTCGTATTGTTCTCAGATCTCCAGCAGTTCAAACTAACTTCAGACTCCTTCCTTACCCCTACCTCAGTAGTTGTTGATGTTGCTACGACCTTTGAGACCTCTACAGACACAAAGCCTGTACCAGCAGGTAAAACAATCTTCTTCCCATTCCAACGTGGGGCATACTCAGGTATACGTGAGTACTTTATCGACATCGCATCTGAGACAAATGATGCAAATGAAGTAACAGCACATGTACCAGAGTATATAGAGGGTACAGTTAAGAAAATGGCGGTGTCCTCTAATGAGGAGGTTTTACTTATACTATCCGATAGCGACAGAACGGAATTAGTAGTCTATAAGTACTACTATAATGATAAGGAGAAGCTACAGTCTGCATGGTCTAAGTGGAAATTTGATGCAGAGATCGTAGATGTGGAGTTTATTGGTTCAGTGGCCTTTATCCTATTTAGACGAGGTAATGGAACTGATGATCCAGTTTATTTGGAGAAACTAAACCTTTCTGTGGATACTGCAACGGACGTACTTGACGACAGAATTGGAGTTAGGTTAGACAGGAGAGTTAAGCTGGAATGGGATGAGGTGAGTGTGGGAACAATCCCAACTGTACCCTACTCAGATGCAGACTATGATAAACTAACAACAAGTACAGTACAAGTAAGTGGGAGTAGTCAGTTTGGCTCAACTTTAAAAGTTAAAAACTTAAACACAACTGGTAACTTTGCTCCAAGGATAGGACAGACATTCTCTGCTTCAGGAGTGAGTGGTACCAAATATAAGGTAATTGGTACTGAAGTAATTGCTAGTGATAATACCTGTACCATAAAGATAACACCATCAATAGCTGAATCAGCTAGGTGGGATGATAGTAAGGTTCTCACCTTTGATGAAAGAGAAGTTGAATACATAGTTGAAACAGGTGAGAAGATAACGGCAAGCCAGTTAGCAGGTGTATTACAAAACGGAACTCAACTATCTAACTCAAGGGGCAACAGTACTCCTGTGGTATACGCAGGTGTACCTTATGACTTCAGGTACCAATTCTCGCAACAGTTTGTTAAGAGTAACGAAAGTTCAATTAACTCAGGTAGATTACAACTGAGAAACTTTGAGATTTCCTATGATAAAACTGGTGCATTTACAGTAGAAGTTTCACCTAGACCATTTGATAACTTGTACAGGGATGTCAATATACGAGAGTTCACAGGGATCATTGTGGGTACATCCTTACTTGGTAAGAAGGAACTGGAAACAGGAGTGTTCAGGGTACCTGTGTACTGTAATTCAAAGGATGTCAAGATAACAGTTAACAGTAAGTCTTGGTATCCAGTTGCTCTACAGTCCGCTGATTGGGAAGCCTTACAAGTACTGAGAAGCCAAAGAGTTTAATGGGATACAAAGTAAGAAAGACTGTTAGGAATGATTGTCTAGTCTTGTCTAAGAAGATGAGAAAGACAGATAAGGACGAGATATGGAGTTCACACAGAGCTACTCCAATAGAAGCACTTGAACAAGGATTGAATGAATCAAGGGACTTTTGTTATACCTTGTTATTAAATGAGGAGGTAGTCGGTATCTTTGGAGTAAACAGAGTGGATAACAAATCAGGAGTAGTGTGGTTAATGGGGTCTAATAACATGACCTCAAATAAAAGTGGATTCTATAAGGTATCAAAGGAGTATCTTAGGCTATTCAGGAGAGAATTCGATATGTTATTTAATTATGTAGATAATAGGAATAAACAAACAAGTAATTGGCTTGAGAAACTGGGGTTCTCATTTGTAAAACAGGAACCTGAATTTGGGGAAGATGGTATCCCATTTAATTTATTTATGATAGGGAGATAAGAATGTGTCATCCAGCAGCTTTTATAGCAATGTCTGTGGTACAAGCACAACAGGCTCAACAAGCACAAGACGCACAAGTTGGTGCTGCTAATGCGGCAGCCCAAAAGAATGCAGAAATGCAGACTGAGGCATACCAAAATGATATGGCTTCAGCTTACTCAGAAGAAATAAACATAGAGAAAGAAGGATTCAAGAGTGCTGAAGATGCCGCTAGTGCTAAGTTGGATATGCTTGTTTTGGCACGAGAAGATCAGTCTAGGTTACGAGCACAGAACTTTGAAACAATAGGTGGAGGTCAAACTGCTGATGCTATCATGGGTAATCTCAGGAGACACATCTCCAATAACGTAAGAGACTTAGAGGATAACTTTCAAAGAGGGGTGACATCAAGGAGACAAGAAAGGGGAGGAATTACCAGAGACAGAATCAGTAGACGACTACAATATAAGAGTTCTCTTCATAGTATGCCTACACAATCATATGCTTCTGGAGGTGCAAGGGCACTAAAAATGGGAGGAGCAGCTTTACAAGGTTACTCTGGGTACAAGAGTTATACTAAAGTAACAGAAGCATCATAAGGAGATATAATGGCTTCAAAAGCAGAATTACTAGCTTCAGCTAGAAAGAAAGGGCAAAAGCAGCAGATCTTTCGTAGAGGTAGAGGTACTACCACAAGTGTACGACAACCCGCTGTTAGAGCCGCTGGAAAAGATGCGAAAGCGGTGTCCGACTTTTTAGGTACAATGTTAAAGTTTGGGCCGGGGGTTTTAGATGCTCACAATAGAGAGACAAACGAAGAGAATAAGAAGATGGTTGCAAAGGGTGAAGCATCTTACAAGAACGCAACTCCTGCCCAGAGAAAACAGTTTAGGGATAATGTACGAAATGGGACTATATCAGGAGGAGAGAGTCCATACTTTAGGGAAGGATTAAAAAGATCACAAGCTGATGCAGAAGCATTAGAGTATGGGAATTCAGTTATGCTTGCTTGGGAAAGTAGCGAAGCAAAGAATAGTCCAGATCCAGAAGCCTTTAACAACTTCTTAGATGAGTTTCAAAATAAGTCAGAAGGCCCACCCGGACAGAATCGCTCATGGAAAGAACGTATAGGTGATCTAGGTGACCATGTTGCTAATGAAGAGTTCTGGCCTAAAGCGGATGCAATTAAAAGACAACTAATGCAGACGCATTCACAGCACCAGAGAACGGAGTATAATAAGAAAGCACGGGATTTAAAACAAACTAGTGAATACCTGAAACTTAATAGTGTAACTCCGGGGGTAGTAGCTGAACAAAAGGTGGATGAAAAAATATTAGATGATCTAGTTATCGGTCGTAGAAATATACTCAATTCTAACATGAAAGTCCCTCGTATACCAAGAGATGCTGGTACAGAAACTAAGTTTATAAACAATTATGTACGAGGACTCGGCCCTAGAAGAGATAGAAGTAGACAAGAAGGGAAAAAAGAGTATGATAGGAAGGTGAGTAGTATATCAGCATCATTAGACCATTTAATTAAAGTTGAGGGAGGGGAAAAAGTATTTAGTTTAGCAGCATTTAAAAAAGAAGAAAAGGAAACACAGAGAGACTTAAAACTACTGGCGAAAAAAGATAGAGGATATGGAGTAAAAAGCACTAAGACTTCCTTTACCAAAGTTGTAAGTAGACCAGAGATACTACCACCTTCACCAACAGAATTTGCTGAAATAGAAGAGTTAAACTTAGCATCTCATCTACGAGGTGAACTTGCAAAGTCTGGGGTGTATTCACTTGCAACATCTAGTGCTAAAGTAGAATCTGATAAACATTTTGGAGCTAAAACTAAAGTATCGGAAAACTTAGGTATAGATACGTCTATAATGACGGCATTACATGGAGAACTTAAATCAAAACAACAAGTAGAAACAGAGGTAGCTGAAGCTAATAACGAACCAGAGTTGGAACCAGAAGGTGATAATGAGAACTCTGTAGAACAGCCCTCATTGAAACCAGAAGTAAAACCCGCTGTAGTTGCACAAATAACAAAAGCTGTTGAGGGGATTGAATCTAAAAGAAACCACTATGGTCTTGTTGCATACAAAACAGAAGATGAAGCACAAAGAATGGTGGAGAAAATTAGGGACGGAATTGTTGGAGACAAAACTGGTACTTGGGAATTCGCAATTATTAAAGTGGGAGACATATATCAAATACAAACTCAGGGAGGTGCTACTATAACAGATGAGCAAAACAAAACTTTCTTTAATAAACTAGCTTCTGAGTACCCCGGACAAATGGGTAATTTAAGTGCTAAACCTAAAGATAAAGATTACGTACAGATAATAAAAGGACAATAAATGGAACCAAGATCATTACAATGGGAACAAGCTAGTTTAGATGCAGAAACTAAACCTAAAAAGAAACACCCACTTGGTAAACCAGAGTTTGCCGATCTATCACAAAAACTTAATAACAGACGGATAGCCGGAAACACTTTAACAAACTTTATTGATGACATTAACACTAGTAATGAGGAGTCTATTGATGAAGGACATGCCCCCTCTTGGGTACTTGAGAAGTCTGCTAGAAACTTTTCTAATAAAGCATTGGAAACTGGAAATAAGAACTGGCTAGACATGATTGGTGAGATAGAGACATACGGGGGAGGTAACTATTCTCTTACACAGAAGGGACGAAAGATCATTCGGGACACAATAACTCTAATAGATAGTGCATCAAATAAAAGAGATAGTGATGAGTACACAAAGAGACAGAGAGTACACACAGAAAAGAAACAGTGGTTTACAACTGTATTGAGTAAAGCCTTTAATATAGAGGATGAAGATAAAAGAAAAGAAACGCTAGAGGAGTACAAAAAGACCGCCTTTGATATGGGGTTATCAGATGTATATCAAAGTGTTTATAATAACTACGAGCTAATTACTAAAAGAGAAGGGGAACCGAAGGTATTAGATGATGATACGTTAATAGACAAAATTCAGGGGTGGATTAATGTACCCGGTCACTTTACTGACTATGACACAATGAGTGCAGGAGTTACCACATACTTAGCAGAAAATGGTTATAAGATAGCAGAAACTCAGCAGAGTAAAATAGATAAAGTACTTAAAGCCTACACTCCACTAGAGGGTATTAATGAGTACAAGGATTTAGATAAGTCGATAGGCGAGTTTGGAGAAAAGTTTGTTAAAGAGTTAAGTGTTGACACTAAGTATGTACCAGAAGAAGTACAAACAGAAGTATCAAATCAGAGAACTGCTTTAATTAAAAAATGGAGAGAGATACTTAATGACCACAGGAAGATAGTTAAGGATGATCCAAAGAATACAACAAAACAGTTTGTACCTTATGGTTTATGGGATGCAGACCAGAAGACAAAACTTTACGATGACCTAGTTAGTGCGAGGACTGAGTATTTTGAAAATGCGAGGAAAGCGATTGAAGGGGTATATGACAAGAACACACCCACAAAAAATGATCCAACTAAGAATGCTGAGTTTGATAAGAAATACACAGAACATAACGCACTTGTGTACAAACAAAAAGTAGGTACCTTAGATGAAGGTGAAAAAAATAAATTAAAAACCTTAGAGACAGAGATAGAACATAGGTGGCCTAAGAAATGGAAAGAATATGATGATGCTGTAAGAGCTTTAGAGAAGACACACAGAGATGTAGTTAGTTTTGCAGAGGGTGCTGATACAGAACATACAACATCAATAAGAGGTATCCTTGCGAAAAACGCATTTGAAGACCCTAAGTATATTCAAATGGAACTCAATAAATATTATGATAAAGAACAGGTAGCACCAGATGAAGCTGCTAAAGCAGAGGTAGACTTATTTAAGACAGGGGTAGTTAAGGTAGAAGATATACCGACAACTAAAGACTCTCTTAAGATGTTCGACAATCTTATTGCAAATATATTTCCGGGGTATAAAGAAGGATTATTAAATTTATCTTCTTTAGATATGCATAAGGGAGTTTCTAATGTACCAATGGAAGCTCTTTATATAATAAGAGATAAGGTAGATGAAATTAAAACAAGAATTAAGGATACACTTAAAAAGAAGATTAAAGAGGAATATAAGGTACCCTATGGTTTATGGTCTGACGAAAATAAGACAGACTTCAATAGAAAAATGAATGCGGAAATAAGAAAAGACTTTCTAAATTGGGATAAAGAAGGTGACAAAGCAGAACTCATTACTCAACTCAAGGGGTTAGCACCAGATGATCCAGATGCGGAAACTAATAAAGTAGCACAAATAAAAAAGAGAACGGGTTTAATTAAAAACGCATTTCCAAATTTCAGAAGTAAGGACGTAAGTAAAGAAGAGATCGGTAGAGAAATTGCTACAATAATTACAGGTACAACAGAACATGGTGAGTTAAGAGAAATGTTTATAAGACTTGAACCTACAATGCATCCTAATAATTATCCTAGAACACCTCAAGGATTAAAAAGAAGTATATTAGAGTTTATAGCTGCATACTACGAACTAATACAAACAAGGTAAGGAATTTATGGCTGAACAAAAAAAGTGGGATTGGTTGAAAGATATAAAAGAACAATTATCTAAACCAAAACCATCAGAGGGAGTAGATGTAGAAAGTCCTCAGTATAAAACTTATGTAGAGCAAGAACCCTATGAATCCCCCAGTGAATTAGGTAAACCTTGGGGTCAACAGGATTTAGAAGGTGTAATAGTCGAACCATCTTTAGGAACCGCTCTTAAAAACAAAGGAGAAGAGATTGTTGAATGGGGTAAGCAGGGTGTGAGTGGTCTATTTGAAGGAGAAACTAAAACAGGTGATCTACTTGAGGACAAACCTAGTTACATGACAGACACTATAGTACGTGGGGTAGGCTCCGGTATGCTAACTGGTATAAAGAATACAGGAGAGTTCTTTGGTTTAAATACAATATATGAAGAGGGAAGTAAAGCACTTGATTACATAGGATTAGATCATAATGTAGTCTTTAACTTACCGGGAATAAAGGGTTATGATGAAACTAAAGATATGGTATTCTTATCATCAGATGGATACCTAGAAGATAAGATTGAAAAAGGAGAAGCCTCACACCTTCCTGAATACCCTGAACCTGAGTATTCAATTAATAAAGTATTAAAACCCCTTTCAAGATACTTAAGTGGGTTCCTTATGGCAAGAGCAGTTCTTCCTGCTCAGTTTGATCCAAAGGGATTTGGTAGAGATATACTAGGTACTGTGGCAACATTCAAACCACACGAACCGAGACTCTCAGACTCATTAGAAGAGTTTATCGAAGACACCCCAATACCACTACTTGAAGGTGTAGTTACTTATTTGAAGTCTGATCCTAATGACTCAGAGGCAGAGGGCTATTTAAAAATGATTATTGAAGGGAGTGGCATTGGTAAACTTGGGGATGCAATGGTTGGACTGACCATGAAGATTTACAAGAATGCAAAAACATATTATAGTGGAGTGAATGGAGGACTATCTCCGGGGCAACTAGATAAAATCTCAGCGGTTGGAGCATCCGATATAAAAGAATACATGGATGGTATTCCAAAAACACAAGAAAATCTTAAGGCTTTAAAGAAACTAAAGAAATTACTGAGAAAGAAACAAACGATGGAGTTAACTGAAACTCCTAAAGGTTCTCCTAAGAAAGAAACAAAAGCACATAGAGAGAAGATGACTCCGGAAGAGGAGCTAGTATTAAAAGCTATAGCCCTTGGCGATTCAGATGTTGAAGTTGGTATCCTTGCAATGCTGTCTGGAAAACTAAAAGAAGATAAGAGGATACTTAATATTGGAGCCTCAAAAGAAATTGGATGGGAACAGGTAATAAGTGCTATCGCTGCTATATACAAGCGGAGACAGTACTTTAGAGCAGGTAAACGTAAATCCAAAACTGGAATAATTGAGCGAGAAAGACAACCAATTACTCAACAAAAGGGTGAGGATATTTATGAGGATTTAACTGAGTTTGAGGTGGCGGCATCTATACGAGGAGAGTCGGCTAATAAACTTAAGAAAGCAATGCTTAAAAAGTATGCAGATGTGAAGGATGCAGGTGCACATATGTTTGCATACAGGGTTGTGTTAAGAGACCTTTCATTAGATTTATCTCAGAACATAAGTAATAACTTAGATAAACTCCATGATCCAACAGTACTGTTTGCACTACAGAACGATTTTCAGGAAATATCTAATCTTTACTTTTACTACGGAAACATTAGAGGAGAACTTGCTAGGTCTGTATCTAGTATGAGAATAGATGTTCCCCCTAAATGGTTGACTGCTGATGGATCACTTAGAAAGAATCTAACTACACAGGAAGAAGGATTAAGAAATGCCTTTATCTCTGCACAGATGAACAAAAATAACTGGAATCCAGAGATGGTTCAAATGATTGGCGACATCATGAGACAAACTGGAGATCCACTAAAAGCTATCTCATTAATAGATAGAGGTGTAAAAGCTGTGAGAGAAGGAGGATGGACTGCTTTTATGGAAGTGTACAGAAACATTATCCTTGGTTCAACAACAGTATTTGAGACTGCTATAGTATCAGGATTTGTAGAGACCTTCTATCCTATGGCAAGAGACATGATTGGTAGTACTGTAAGAGGTGGTGTCCGCACACTAATGGGTAAACCAGCAGAAATGGATGCCTTTCTTGAGTCTGCACATCGTGCTAGAGGGACTATGCTTCTCTTTCCTAGAGCCGCAAAGAATGCTTTATACTCTTTAATGCATGAGAAGAATGTATTAGACCCATTAAGATCTATAGTAGATGAGACAAATAAACAAATGGTTCCACAATTTGCCATTGCCGCTAATCCTAATGCTTCTGGTGCACTAGCTAACACACTTAATCTAACAGGACAAGCTGTTCGACTCACTACTAGAGGTATTGGATCAATAGATGAGTACATTAAGCAGACTAATTATGGTGCATATGCTTATGGCAAAGTAATGATGAAAATGCCTGATTCAATTAAACAAGCTCCAAAGGATGTACGAAAAGCATGGGCTAAAAAAGAGATGGCAGAATATTATGACTCATTAGGAAGAGCAACAAATACAGAAGGATTAGAATTCGCAAGAAGGATAGTATTTCAGGAGGATTTAGTACCTAAAAGTTTAAGTTACGATTTACAAGCGTTTGTTAAAAACCACCCTCCGGCTGAAGCGTTTGTACCCATTATGAGAACACCTGCAAATGTGGTCAAGAGGATCACAGAGCGTACAGTTGGGATGTCCGCTATGAGATCAGAGGTGAGGAGAAAATGGACAGGTACTCCTGAAGAACAAGCGGAAGTACTTGGTGATGTCATAATATCTACTACCTTACTTGGAGGAACAGCAGCATTAATCACTTCAGGACGACTAACTGGAGCAGGGCCAACTGATCCTAGACTACGTGAGTTATGGGACGCTGCAAAATATGAGCCGTACTCTATTAGAGTAGGAGATAAATGGGTTCCTTATGATCGTCTTGCTCCCTTCTCAGGGCCAGTTATGATGGTCGCTAATGTGTATGAGAATGCATGGAAATACAATAATAATAAAGAAGAGATTGGTAATCGTATGTTACTAGGTCTAATGAAATCACTTGGAGATATGCACTTTGTTAGTAATTTCTATAACTTCTTTAAAAGTGTGGAAGAAGCAGGACGAACAGGAGAGATTTCAGAAGCACTAGTGGAGAAACCGATTGGTAGGAACATGAGATTGCCTAAGATAATAGCTCAAGGATTCCACGCATATCATGGTCACGATGACTTCAAGGAAATCGCAAACTTGACAGAACAATGGGATGTTGATATAGCTAACATAACAGGTAACTGGGAAAATCTGGGTGGAGAGAAGTGGAACTGGATTACTGGAGAGAAGATAGATAGAGATATGTCCTACTGGTCAGGATACGCATGGACTGACTATGAGGAACATGATCCTGTTATACAAGAGTTAATACGAATGGGGTTTCACGTTAATGCCCCTCAAAGAATCCGGAGTGAACTAGGTATCCAACTATCACCTGAACAATTCTCTGACTATAAGTTTCTAATTGGTAATGAACCAATATATCCGCATCCAGAAACAGGTGAGAGGATGAAGATGATTGATACCCTACGTATACTAATGGGATCAGAGAAGTATGCTTATGATGATACTAGAGTATACCCAGATAACCCCGGTAAACCTAACTGGAGACATGAGAAAGCCTCTAAGATAGTTAGAAAACATAAAGATGTAGCGTGGGAGATGTTATTGAAGAAGTACCCTAAACTAAAAGCAGCAGTAGATGCGAGAACTGAGGGGTTACTTAAATACCGAAATGCTAATGGTGATGAAGCAATGCCACTTTTTAAGAAACTTGAACAAGAAGGGTATGGTACAGCTTACTAAAAGTAATATATGGACATTTACGGATTAAACTTAATAAAATAGAACTGATATGCCAGCAGAAAACTCATTAACGAGTACAACATGGAATCCTTGGGACGGATCAAGTTATGCATCAAACTCATCTGATCTAATAGAATTTGATTATAGTCTCCTTGGATTTACTCCCTCCTCAAGTGACTCCTATAAGTCCACAAGTGGAGATATATTTAAAGTATACATTGATGGTGTAAGGATATACAGAGAACATGATGCCACATATGCAGGTGGAACAGGGTTCCTAGAGGAAGGTGATACAGCTACTACACTTAATAGTATCTTTCAATCAAATGGGACAACAAGTACGGCTGCAACATGGAGCGATACAAGTAACACAGTGTGGGAAATAAACACAACTGCACAAGTAATTAGAGTTTCTAAAAGTGCAATACTGGCATCAGTCTTATATAGAATAGAAGCACACGCTTCGGGGGGCGGTCTTTATACTTCAGGATATGACTCTACACCGACAGCAAATGCAGATATAACATTTGATAACACAACCATTATTGAACTCAGGAGATCCGCACAAAACGAGAGTTCTCCTTCAGTTGACTTCTCTAATGCCTCTATCCTAGCAGAACAAGACTTAGATAACTCAAGTCTCAATGTGTTCCACATGGCACAACAGGCTATTGTTTCTGCTGAGAAAGGTATTATATTTGATACTGGAGCAGGTGTATGGGATGCCCAACAGGATGCCACAGATAAGAAAATTAGGGGTGTACTAGCTCCTGTTGCGGATAATGAAGCAGTCAACAGAGGTTTCGTCACAACAAATTTACCTAATATCAATACTGTAGCAGGAATAGCTGCAAATGTGACTACTGTTGCAACTGCCCCAATTCCCGCTAATATGGCTACTATTGTAGGTCTTGGTACTAATGGTGCAGATATTACTACAGTTGCAGGAAAAGCTGCCGAAATTGGAAGGTTAGGTACTACTGATGCAGTTGCTGATATGGCAATATTAGGTAATACTACTGTTACAGACGATATGGCAATATTAGGTAGTACAACTGTTACAGACGATATGGCAATATTAGGTAGTACAACTGTAACAGATGACATGGCTATATTAGGAAGTACTACTGTAACAGATGACATGGCTCTATTGGCTGTACCAGCAGTTATTACAGATATGGACTTACTAGGTGCTACCGGTGTG